CGGTGTCCACCTGTTCCAGGACGACCGTCTCCCAGGTCTGGTCAGCCCTGCCGACATCTACGGGCTGTATCTCTGATGGCCGTCGTTGAAGCACTCACCGATGAGGAGTGCTACCTCATCTCACTGCTGATGGACCCATCCGGGGTCGACATCGCAGAGTTCCTCTGGCAGGACCCGAACGAGCGGGACAACCTTTTCCGGTGCTATCCATACCAGTATCCCTGGTATCGGAATGACGCCAAGAAGCAAATCGACCAGTGCGCACGTGCTATCGGCAAGTCCGTTGGCATTCAGATGCGCGGATTCGCGTTCCCGTTCTGCAACCCCGGTCAGGAAATGCTGATCACCGCCCCCGAGCTGATCCACCTTGACCCGGTCACCAAGAACATCGAAGACCGACTCATGAGCACCCGCCTGTCCAGGGAGATGCTCAAGACCGGTAACCAGTCGACCGGTATCACACACCGTCCGTTCGAGGCGAAGTTCCGCAACGGCGCGAAGATCATTGGCCGTATCCCACAGAAGGACGGCAAGGGCGTCAAGGGTATGCACCCTCGAATGCTCGAAATGGACGAGGCGCAGGACTACCCAGATCCAGGGTGGATCGAACTCATTGAAACGTTGCGCTACGGTGACGAAACGTCCCGCTGGCGCGCTCATGGCGTATCTCGCGGTGTCCGCGACTACTACTACAAGCTGTCGCAAGCATCGGACTGGTACGCCCACAAGATCACAGCCATGCACCGCCCGGACTGGTCCGACGACGAGCGTAAGTCCAAGGCGGAGCTGTACGGGTCGCGCGAGTCTGCCGACTATCGACGCAACATTCTGGGGCTGCACGGTGACGCGATGTCGTCGCTGTTCGTGCTGCACCGCCTCATGGCCTGCGTGGATTCCAACGAAGCCAGCCACTACAACAGCAACGTCTACACGCACATCCGTATCTCTGACGAGTACCTCGCAGACTCCGGGGTCACGATTACCCAGCTCGTCGAGGCAGACCTGCCGCTGAGCCACAAGCAGTTCAAGCGGGTCTGGATCGGGATGGACGTCGGTATGACGAACCACCCGACCGAAATCCTGGTGTTCGGTGCCGAACCGAAGCCGTCAAGCAAGCAGGGTGGTGCCGATGGCGAGCGAATCCGTGTTCTGACACGTATCCATTTGGAGCGCATCAAGGCTGACGACCAGCTTGCGGTCATGAACCTGCTCGCGGACTTCTATCACCCGGTCGCGTTCGGCATGGACCGCACCGGTCTGGGTTTGCCGATCTTCCAGTACGCGCAGGACCCGTCCCACTCGAACCAGCACCTCACGAAGGCGATCCGGGGATACAACTTCTCAGAGAAGATCATCGTCGCGTTCGAGCCGGTCGAAGACAAGGACGACCCGTGGGCACCTTACGTCCCACCGGAGGACCGAGCGATCCTCGGAAACGTCCTGGAATACAGCTCCGACCAGCTGCGGGTGCTCGTCGACCAGGCGCGAATCGTGCTCCCGTGGGACCCCGACATGCTCAAGGAGTTCCAGGGCCAGGCGTACTACATCAAGTCGTCCGCGACGAACCCGTACGGCAAGAAGGAGTTCAACAAGGGCAAGTTCCACGCCCTTGACGCCGCGCGCATGGCAGCTCTCGCACACTCGCAGGAAGCCATCGAGAAGCAGCTCCAGGTTCAGCCAGAAGCAACCGAGACCCTGTTGACCTGGGCTGACGGTCCGGTCGGTGGTGGGTTCGAGAGCGGTGGTCTGGACCCCATGTACAGCTGGTGACTTCTATCTGTTCGCAATCCCCGCCGAGTAGTTCTGCGTGGGAACACTGAAAATGGAGCCAGCGGGGCCTAAGCCAGAGGTAACAGAGGCTAAGGGAACCCTAGCGGAGACAGTTGCGCGTCAGGCGCAACAGCAGAACCAAGTAGTCGCAGGACTCGGGTCGATGGCGGATGTCCGCCGAGAGATCGACGACTGTCTCGCTGACATGCGCGATTTCTACCGAGCCGAGCCGGATCAGGTGATGCAGGCGGTCAGCGCCCACAGCGCGCGTCTGGTCGAGATCGTGATCCGCATCCAGCGCATCGAAGTGGTTCGCCGGGAATGGAAGCCAGTCCGCGAGGAAGCAGATCGCGTCCTGACGGAACTCAAGAACCAATTCCAGGTGGCCTCCCGAATCCTCGCCATGCGTCAGCAGGACTGGGAGATGAGCGGTCGAGGGCAGGTATGAGATTCATCGAAGAGCCAGCGCAGAAGCAGCAGTTGGCCCCCATCGACACCTCCATCGAGGACGACTTCGGTGGCGTTATCGACCACACCAACGCCAACTACGCGTACGTCAACGAGACCGGTGAGACCGAGGAGTTCGCCAAGCAGGCGCTCATGACCGGTCGAACTATGGACGGACGTCCAATCAGGGACGAAATCGCGAGCGCCATGAACCAATGGCTCAGCACGATGAACTCCCCGTCGCTGATGAGCGGAAGCTTGTTCTTCCGGAATCGCTACACAATGACGTCCAACGTCTACGACCAGATGCTCCAGGCAGCGGACGCAGTGGAATACGACGAGGTTCTCGGGTCGGTGTGTGACGCCACCGAGGCCCTCGCTTTTTCTAGCGCCACCTTCGAGATGGTCGACCAGGACGAGGAAGACATCTGGAACCAGATCGCCAAGGATCTGAGCTTCACCACCCGCCTGCGAGAGATGTGGCGGGAGCTGTTCAAGGTCAGCCAGGTCTACATCGCCATCGACTGGGACCGCAAGGTCTACAAGGTCCGCACGAAGCAGATCCCGATGGGCGATCTCAACGAGGAAACCCCGCAGACGCAGCCGGGAGCCGAAGACCTCCACCAGTCCGGTGTCCCAAACCCAGGCCCCAAGAAGCGTGCACGCCGCAAGCAGTACGCGCTCACCGTTCCACGTGCACTGTCAATCATCGACCCGGTCAAGGTCATGCCGGTCGGCCAGCTCATGTTCGGCCAGGAACGCTTCGCCTACCTCGCGACCGAGTGGGAGCACGACGCATTCGTTGAAGCTTTCGCTGGACGACGCAACGACCCGTACGTCCTCAAGATGTTCGAGGGCCAGTACACCCCAACCGCGCGTGAGATGGCAATGCTCACTGACCACCATCGGGGTCCCGCCAATCAGGTCTACATGTGGCTGTTCAAGAAGGACGTCCTGTTCCGCCACACCTTGTCACGCGCTCAGTATGAGCGGTTCGCTTCGATCCGGCTCAAGGCAGCCCTACCGCTTCTGGACATGAAGGCGCACCTTCGCGCGTCCGACCGTGCCGCTCTGATCGGTGCAACGAACTTCATCATCGTTCTCAAGCGCGGTAGCGACAAGTACCCGGCTCGTCCAGGAGAGGTGGAGCAGCTCCGCGAGCAGGCCCGCGTTGTCGCCCGGATGCCGATCCTTGTCGGTGACCACCGACTGAGCGTTGAGATCGTCACGCCGAACACCGACTCCGTGCTCGACGATAAGCGCTACAACCTTTTGGATGAGCGCCTGATTATGCGAGCGCTGCACACTTTCCGATTCGGTGGCGCAGCTGCCGGTCGTTCGGACGCACCGGCAACCACCGAGGACCAGATCGCTCGCGGCATCGAGTCACGCCGTTCAGATCTCGCGGACTCATTGGAGGAGAAGCTTGTCGGTCTGATCCTGGCGAAGAACGAGAGCATCCTCACCGACACCCCTTCGATCGCCTTTCATCCGAAGCGTGTCGTCATCTCGTATGACTCGAAGGTCATGCAGCTCGTCATGCAGGTCCGCAATGGTGGCGACATCTCCCGCGAGACGCTCCTGGAGGAGTTCGGCTTCGACCAGGAAGTCGAGTACGTCCGCCGCAAGCGCGAGCAGGGCGTGGACGACGTCTTCAAGTCCAGCGTGCCGTTCAGCTCGCCAGCGTCGAACCCGTTCGCAACTGGCACCGCTGGTGGCCGACCTATTGGTGGTGGGGGAGCGGGCATGGATTCCACTCCCGCAGCAGGACCAAGCGCTCCAACCACACCGAGCCCGTAAAGAGAGGTAAGCAATGCAGGTACAACCACACGCTTTCACAGCGAGCGGGCTCATCGGCACCGCCGCCCACAGCGCAACGATCGACAGTCCGCTGGACAGCAAGCCGTTCCAGCCTGCGTACATGGACAACACCGCTGGTGTCATCCAGGTTCCGACAACGCCGCAGCGCTTCGTTGGTCTCGCCTATGACGGATTCACGAAGGTCGTTGCCTACAACGGTGTCGACAACACCGGAGACATCGTCTTCGTCGGCGGTGGGCCAGGTACCTACGGCTTCAACTACGAGGTGAACTGCCAGAAGGGTCTCTATATCGAGGTCACCGGCACCGGCAGCGGCACTGTCTGGCTTGCCTAACTCTCGCTGCAATCCGAGACGAACTAACACCTGACCAAGGGAGATTGCAGTGAGTGACTTGACGGACGTGCACGACCTGTCCGATGCCGACGACACGCCCGCCGAGAAGCAGGCGCTCATGACGGCATGGCAGGCGTTGGCTTCATACCTCCAGACCTGCGACGAGTCCGATCGTCCGGGTGCCATGCAGGCGCTCGCCATGGTCGGAAGCCTGATCGCTGGAGATGACGACCAGCCTGGCGTCACGCCATCCTCGTTCACTGCTCGCGCTGCTGCCAGCACGTTCACTTGCCCGACCTGCAAGCGCTCGTTCAGCACGCAGCAGGGTCTCATCAACCACCTCAAGCAGCTGCACGCCTCTCGCGAGAAGACCCCTTACAAGAAGAACTCACCAAACCAGACCTGGAACTCCTGAGGAGCTAGCTGTGGCAACCAAGGCAAACGGCGACCCGCTAGAGGGCACCCTTCCCGCACCGTCGAACTACCCGAACCCAGTAGTCAACAACGTCAACATGTGGCCGGTTGACTGGGCTTACGGCGACGGCAACAAGCTCATCGGCGCTGACACCACCGCTCCGTCCGCTCCAGGAACCGTGACAGCAAGCAACATCGGCGCAACCGTCGTCGACCTCAGCTGGGGCGCTTCGACAGACTTCCGTGGCGTTGCTTCGTACACGGTCTACAACGGTGCTACCGCGCTCACCACGGTGACAGCCACGACCGCGCACATCACCGGTCTGACCACGGCAACCCAGTACACCCTGACCGTCAAGGCCAAGGACGCCGCAGGCAACGAGTCTGCCGGTACGAACGTCACCTTCACCACGGCCTGATCCATGGACACGCTCGTCGTCGAAACCAACGGGCGTCTGATCTTCACGAATCAGGCGCGAGTCATCCGTGCCCACGATGAAGTGAGCACGGACCTCGCTGCTGCCACAAACTTCGAGATCGAGAAGGCCAACCCGTTCATCAAGTGGATCGTCGGTGACTTCGTCGAGGCAGACAACCCGAACCGCAACACACAGTTCTGGACGAAGGATGACCTGGCGCTGGGCGAGTACAGCATCAAGTACTCCCCGTTGAACATGTTGCACAAGCAGACCACGCCGGTCGGCTTCTTCTTGTCGACGCGGACGATCCCCCTGGTCGGCGGAGAAGGAAGGGATTCCGCCGCACAGGGGACCGCGAAGATCGAGGCACTCTCGGGCATGTGGTCACACACGTTCCCGTTCGAGGCTGCATTGGTCGACCAGGCCGACGAGATGGGTTCGCTCTTCTACTCGATGGAGTGCCGAGGATCGCACGTCCACTGTGCCGGTCCTAACGGTTGCGACCAGACATTCGACTACATGGCAGTCGAGGATCATTGCGCCCACCTCAAGGAGCGCAGTTCGGTCCGCCACATCGTGAACCCCACCTTCCGTGGCGGGGCGCTCATCATCCCACCGACCCGCCCTGGCTGGAAGGACGCGACAGCCCATGTTCTCCAGGACAGTGCAATCCGCGATGAGGCGCAGCGGTATGCCGAGCTAACGGAGACGTCGTTCAACCAGGCGAATGCGACCGGTTCAGACCTGACTCCCGCCGCTTGGGAAGCACTGATGGGCCAGATCGTTTCGTACGGGCGTCCAAAGTTTTAAATCGACCGCCCAATACGAACGACATCATCAACGTGAACGATCGCATGGAAACAGCACTGACAATGCATGACGCATTGCTGCTGAACCGTCCCGAGGGTGCACCTCATGACGCTTCCATGTGCCCGTTCTGTGCGGACTGGAGCATGGCAGAGGGGGGCGTGCCTTCCGGCTATGCCCGTCTCGAACTGGCCGATGCGAAGACGCCGTACGGAGACGTCGAGTACGCAGACCCCGGCTACCAGGCCGACAAGGTGAAGCGTTACCCGATTGACACTGAGGCGCACGCGAGAGCCGCGTGGTCTTACATTCATCAGGCTGGAAACGCCGAGAAGTACAGCGCCGATCAACTTTCCTCTATTCGCGTGAAGGTCCAGAACGCTCTCAAGAAGTTCGGGGTCGAAGCGGAAAACAAGGAAGTTGAAAAGACGAAGAAGATGGCCGATGCAAAGACTGGCTCAAACAAGCCGCAACCAGCATCGAACAAGAAGTCATCGGATTCGAAGGCTTCTTCGGAAGACCAGTCAGTTGCATCGGAAGGAGGGACACACCCCATGGAAACGATCACGCAAGAGACTCACGAGGCTCTTCTCGATAAGGCTCTCCGCGATGCAACTGCATCCCTTGAGGCTGAGAAGGCTGAACTGATCAACAAGGTAGCAAAGCTCACCGAGGATGCCGCCAAGGTAGACGAGGAGAACGCTTCGCTCAAGTCCGAGAACGAGCGTCTGAACGGTGACCTGGACACAGCCCAGGTCGCACTCAAGTCCGCTCAGGACGAGGCCGAGGCGCTCAAGGGCGAGAAGGCCGCTGCTGAGGAGGCTGCCGCTAAGGCAGTCGTCGCCAGCGAGCGCGCATCACAGGTCCGCAACCTGAACCTGTTCACCGAGGAGTACGTCACCGAAAAGGCGTCGCTCTGGGCGGACATGGACGAGGCCGCATGGACCGAGCGTCTGGGTGAGTGGCAGGTCGTCAAGGGCCAGTCCACAACCAGCGCTCCCGCAAGCACCGACACCGCATCCGCGATGACCGGTACCGCCGAGATCCCATCGGGACAGCAGGCAAACGCCCGCCGTGCCGCTCTGGGTCTCAACTGAAAACAGTAGGAAGGAGGAACAGTGTCGTACACGCGTAACTTCGGTTTCCGTGACCTGACCGCGATTGTTCGTGATGGTCGCAACAAGGTACCCACGGGTCTTACCGGTTCGGATGCCAGTGGCTTCCTGATCGGTACTGCGGTAACCGTCGACCCAGCCAACCCTGGAAGCCTCAAGCGTCCCGGTGCTGCTGCCGCGCCTACTGCGCTCAGCGGAATCGTGATCTACGAGCACATCCAGATGCAGGGCGTCGACCCGCTGCTCACCACGTTCCTTGACCCGCCTTTCATCTGGGCACCTCAGGGCCGTTACGCCCAGATGGTCCACGGTGTCGGTGTCAAGGTGTGGTTCAAGAACACGAGTGACCTGCCGCTTTACGACGGTCGCTCGCAGGTTGGTGGCACCTTGGTGAACCCAACCGATCTGTCCACGCTCGCCGTTGGTGACAACCTGACCCCAGCTGCCGATGGCACCTGGGCGAAGACCGCTACTGCCGCTGAGGCATGGCTCACCGTCGAGTCCGTCAACGCCACGACCGGTCTGGTCGAGGCTCCC